TGAAGATATTGAACCTCGGTGGTTAATGAGTCCTGCACGGGATATTGAGCAATGTCTTGTAATGCTTGAATGGATTACTGAAATTGAAACAGATGAAGATTAATAAAAAAGGGACGGTGTGAGCCGTCCCTGATCTTCGTTATGTAAGACCGATTAGGTCGTTGTGATGTCTTGGCAAGCAGCGAACGACTCAGCATGACGGACACCGATATCAACGTCTTGGAAGAATGCGATACGCAGACCACCAGCCGTTGAAAGTGATGCCGTGTCAACAACGATATCAACGCCGCTCCACATTGCAAGAACCAACTCATTGAAGTTACCAAAAATGAGAGCCGAGCAAACACCAGAACTTGATCCCTTGGTAAGTGTCGAGGAAACAAGGTTTGTCGCTGCAATCCCGTAGCCGAGGAGAGTACTGCTCTCACCGAGGATGAAGTTGCCTTCAACACCAGACGACTGCTTGGCAGTTGTGCGGAGTTTTGCGGTAACCTTTGGATTGGTGAGATAGGACAATGCACCAGTAGCGGCATTCGCGACAGCGACTGTACGTTGAAGGTTGTTGACCATTGCCCAAGTAGGAGCACCACCGTTCGTGCCGATAGCAACTGCCCCGATCCCGCTTGTACCAAGGATACCAGTAGGTTCATTTGAACCACCGCCCTTGATTGCGGCAGTATCAATAGCTGCTGCCAACTGATTGATAATATCGTTGCGGAGAACCATTTCGACCGATGGATCGGACTGGATCATCATGCGACGAGAGATATCAACAAACCCGGCCACAGTCTTTGGCGACATAGAAAGCTGACCAAATACTGGAGCACCTTCAGTAGGAGAGTTTGTTTCCGAAACCCAACCAACAGTCGTTTTAGTGGCAAGTTTTGGAATTGCTACGTTGCCCTGAAGACCAGTAAGCATCGTGGCACCAAGGCTTGCAGTTACAATGGTATCACGCAGAGCATCAATGAAAAGATCACCACGCTGATCAGTACCGATCATGTAGCCACCCTTCGATGTGCCTGTGCCTGTGCCAGAGATAACATCACGCTTTGACCACGACATATCCGATGGAACATAGAAGCCACGAGCCTCACGGCCTGTACGCTTGCCAATTTCATCAGAAAGTTCACGCTCGAAACCAGCATCCGACCAATCCTGACGAGAAGCTGCACTAATAGCCTTCATCAAGGAATAGGAAGAACGCTCACGCTTGTTCATGCCAAGATCATGAGAGCCATTGCCAAGTGCTGTGCTCCCGAAAGATTCAATCAATTCACCACGGAACTGTTCAAGCGACAGACCACGGGCGATTGCCTTTTCAGCAATGTCACGCTTATTGAGACGAGCACCTGTCTCAATGATTTCTGCATTCTGCTTAACGATTGCGGAACGCATTTCGTCATGATGTACTTCACTCATTTTAATCTCCTGAATTGGGGTTGAGATAATTTCAATAGACCGACCAACACCAACAGATGAATCTGCTGGCAGTGATACAATACTGGCTTCAATAGGAGTCCATTTATTAACGCGAAAGACCGTCCCGTCTCCCCCATCTTCACGAACCATTTTGTTAACTTGATATCCGACAGAAATATTCTGCCTAATACCGTCAACCACATCGTTAAATACCTCGGTGGCAAGACCGCCTTTTCCAAAGCGGACTGTCGCTCGCATCACACGAGCCGAGCCATCAATTCGTACTTCTTCAATGATTCCGATCTGCTTCTCAGGATCATGGTCGAGCAATAAAGGTGCTCTGCCTGAATTGAGAAACGAAATATCAATGGAACTTGAATTATGATCCAAAACTTCCATACCAAATGAACGAGCAACTGGCATTTCAGATGACATCGCGATCTGAACTCTCCGCTCATCTTTGTTAATTGGAGATGCACCCATATCATATGAGCGATGATGAACTTCATTTGATGGAGTAAAATCCTTTTGCATATAGTTTTCACTGATCATTGGCTGCTGAACATCTGCCATTGATGGCATGGGTGCAACTTCTTCAGGATCAGACATATCTGGCATTTCAGCCATATCAGGTTCACATTTAGCAAATGTAATGACATAAGCAGTTTCACTTTCTGCTACATCAATGATATGCCGCTTTTCGAGTTCCATAGAACTATCCCTTCCATTTGTTGCTGGCTCAAACATGATCGGCTTGAAATCGTGATCAGCTAACCATTTCTTAGACTCAGCAACAGTAAACTTATCCTTGTTGAACCGAATTGCTTGCAACTCAGTTTTCCCACTCTTAATTCCATATATCGCATCAATGCCATCGCCAAAATCATTATTTTTTCGACGGAATGAGTTGTACTGTGCAGGATCGGTTAATCGTGCAGCGTGTTCATTTGGAAAAGGTCGCTTATCATGATGATAAGAACGCAGAGAATCAATCTTTGTTAGCGTTGAAAACTTGTGACCAACAAGAGTATCAGTTGCTGCATATCCATTATCACCTTCACTATAAATTCTGATCAAGGCTGCTGGATCAACACCAGTGGCATCGATTGAAAAACTACTGTTTGGGATATTCAGACTACCTTCACGAATAATACGCTCAATCTGTCCTCTTGCTGTGCCGCCAGAAGAATCCCATTGAACAAAATCACCAGTTTTGAGTTCATCTGGTGCTGCTCTGCCTTGCTGATCAATCTTGTCCATCCTACTAGCCTTTTCTTCAGCCCACGTTCTTCCGGGATCACCGCCCCATAATGCCCAAGCAATGCGACCATTTGAAGGATAGCCATCTTCACCCTGTCGGAATCCTTCAGCCTTTTTATCAACTTCGTGCCGAGCAAAGAAAGAAGTCATTCGACGAATTGTGTCTGGAGATAGATCAACCTTGTTTGAGATATCTCTTGCCCTTGCAATGCCGACCTCAGTACCGCCACGACCAAATTCTCTACGCCAAGCAAGACCACGTTCAGCCTCGCTGACCATTGCATCAGTCGGAACTAGATTGATCTCAAGCCCCTTGTATTGAGCCATTCTCGCCATCCACTAACGGAGTTGCAGGAAGTTTCTGACCAAATGGTTGGAATGCTGTTTGAATTCCATATTGTTTAGCCAATTCAGTCTCAGCATCAATCTGTTCAAATACTTCTTCAACGTCTCGACCATAGTTTGCGGCGATATCTTGCATTGTGATGATGCCATTCTGTAGACCGATAACATGAGCCTGAATTTCTCTTTGAGGATCAACCCAGTTCCAGCCTCTAGCACGATACACAAGATTGTCAGCAAACTTATCAAACTTTGTGATCGGCAATGGAATTGCACCAGTAGCCATCGCCATTGCCAGCCACTTCTTGTAAATCGGATCAATGAAATGTTCGATCATGAATTGCTGTAGTACTCGATAATGATCTCGATCTTCCATAGTGCCTTGTCGTATTGACGAGTAAGATACGCCTTCGAGATTATTAGCCAAGGAAACATATGAGACGCCAAGACCAGACGCGATGCCACGCAAGACAGCCTTTTCAAAATCTCCGAATGCCGAGACTGGATGCTGTGGATCGAATGGTGTGAACTCCATTCCTTTTGGCAACTGCTCAAAAGTCCCCGGCGATGCTTCCATTATCGGAGTGTTATAATCCTCCACATCAACACCAGAATAGCCATCACCATCAGGAGATGTGAAGAAACCCATTTTAGAAGCCGCTGTACGAGCAGCAACCAATTCTGCCTCCTCATACCCATCAAGCATTTTCATCCGTGTAAGAGCCGTTGCCATCCACGGAAATCCGCGAGTCTGACCAGCCCGATCAGGGATGAATAGATGCAGGATTTCTTCAGCAGGGACGCGAATCCGTTTCACCGTTGCGGTCTTGCCATAGATCGTATTGCCGGGATGATTCTCAAGCAGCCAATAGGCAACTGGACGACCAAATTCGTTGATCTCAACACCCATACGAATCTCGTTTCCGTTGGTTGTTGCTCTCATATTGTATTGCTCGTCAAGGTAATCCGATTCAATAAACTGCAAAGCAAACCCATATGGATTTTCTTTCGTCTCAATGAACCTAACAAGGCACTCGCCATCACGGGCGACATTGTTGATGAACAACTTTTGGCAATCGAGCCAAGACATCTTGCCGTCCATCGTGCAGACGCCTCTGGCTCCCCACTTATCAAAATTACGTTCGATTATGAGATTGCCAACGGTATCGAGCGATTTATCTGAATTGCGACCACGAACTTGTGTTCTAACTCCAGTTGATCCAACAACATTGGTTGTAATCATCTGGAGATATCGAGCCGCATAATCATTATTTCTTGCTACATCGCGGCAACGATCCCGAACTGGACGCAGTGCTGGGCGAATTTCAGAATCAGCACTTAGCGTATTTGCGACAAAATCAGCAAATAACCGACCTGTTGATGCAGCCGTGTAAGAACGCTTCTCTTGCCGACGAACTGCAACCTGTTTTTTAGTTCTGAATACGTCTAAAATTCCCATCAGAACCTCACCTTAATCATCGAACCAGTTGATTGACCAGATAAACGCCGGGCTTCTCGACGCTCTTTGACCTGTTCAGCTTTGTAATAGTCTCGCCATTCAATCAGTTCAGCAATTGAAAGTTTGCTAATCGAGCGACCATTGATTGAATAACTTGAAACATCTGCATCACCTCGACCTGACAGCAAAGATTCAATCTTAGTTATCATTATATCAGCATGAGAACGAGGATCAGCCGATCCAATATCTAGATCAGGACTGATAATCCAGTTGCCCCGCTCAATGACGAGCCTGTTTGAACCAGACGAGATTTCAAGTTGCCAGAAATAATTTCCAGCAAGAAACGCACTAGATGTGGTGCTTGAGATTGTAAAAAGATAATCGGAATTGTTAGCCGTCCCGACAACTTGAATTTCAGATGCAGAACTTCCAGCAATCTTTGCAACATAGGTCGCAGTGTAAGTTGCATTTGAATAATCAGGAAGTGACCTTCTCCACAACAGATAATCGCCGACTACGATATTTGTCGGAGTAACCATTGGAGATTGTGAAGCATCGAACAAATTAGCCATTTTATCTCCACGAATTGACAAATCCGTTTGGTTTAGATGAACGCCTGACGGGACGCTGTACCATAACTCTATCTTGCACCGTTTCTTTTACCTCATTTTCTGGAACGACAGAAACGGATTGCTTCTCGTATCGATCTGCAAGTTGCTCTAGATTGGTATTCAGAATAGCAAGAGCAGCCGTTGCATAAACTCTACAATCCAAAGCCTCGTTTCTAGGACGCATTTTCTGCCATTCTCGACGCATAAATCCTTTGTGAAACTTTTTAACTTGTTGCTCGGCGGTCAACTGTCGGAAATATTCAGAGTCATAATGATCTGGGAAATGGCAATAGCCCGGCCCTTCTTGAGTGATCTTGAATCTCGAATAGACCGTTTCTTTGGCAGTATCAACACCGACAGGAAACAGTTTGATCTTACCGATGTTATTCGTTGTCGGTCTAGTTATGATCGGTCTGCCTTCGCCACCGATGCCTTTGATAGCAAAGAATCTTCGACCTTCTCTTGCCCTTGCATAGTTATAGACCGCTTGAGTGTGATGACCGCCTGAGTCGATACACGCTGCACGAACAGGAAACTCTTTCCCGTTCTCTTTCTTGAAATTCTGATTCAATAGAAAATCCAAATCCTGCCAAACCGTGCTTGATGATGGATCACCATAAATAGTTTTGTAATCGAGCGACCACGACTCCTCTGATCTACCCCAGCCGACAATCTCAACCTCAAGCCGATCATCCTGAACGTCTACACCAGATGTGATAATTACAACCTTGTCGTTAAGGTGTTCTCCGTATTCTTCCCGTCGATTTGCTAGATCAAGATCATCTACTCGTTCGCCTTGCTCCTCCCAAGTCTCACCCAAATAGGTGTTAACCCACACTCTGAGCGTTGCTGGTTGCGATTTTGCTTCTAAAAAATCACGAACTCCGTCTGAAAGCATCATCCACGATGAATATAAAGCGTTGATTTTGAAACCTGCAACGCCATTGAACTCACGTTCTGACCGCCATTCACCTCGTCTAATCGATCTAAAACGCTTTGAATCGTCCCATTGAGAGCCACATTCTTCGCAAGAATAGGTAGCAGAATCAGGATCATCCTTGTTAAAAATCACATTTTGCCACCGCAAAGTTTGAAAATGATTGCAGTCTTGGCATGGAACATAGAACTCACGCTGATCTGAATCGTTAAAAGCCTGTTCAATCCGTGAATTATCTTTGATTGTTGGAGTCGATGCCAACACAATCTTCCGATTCCAGAACGTCACAGACCTTTTCTTTGCAAGCAAGATCGGATCACCTTCAGAGCCAGCCGATACAGGATACCGATCCACCTCGTCGCAAAGCACGATCCTGATTGGACGACTAGCAAGAGCCGATGCAGAGTTCGCACCAGTTACCGTAACATGACCGCCGGGGAATATTTTATGAAGTGTTGTATTACCTGAATCTCTAGTTCGAGGATCAGCAACCTTGCCTTGCAAGCATGGAGTGTCTCGCAACATTGGAGATAATCGATCCTTTGACCAAGCCTCTGCCATTGAAAGTGTTGGCTGCACAACTAAAATTGGTGATGGGTCTTGATCGATATGATAGCCGATCAGATTATTGATGATCTCTGTCTTGCCGATCTGGGCAGAAGACATAATAACAATCTCTGAAATATTCGGATCAGAGACAGCATCCATTATTCCACGTTGGTATTCTGCCCTTGATGTTTGCCACTGCCCAGCTTCAGCCGATGCTTCAGGACTCAGCTTCCTGTTCTGGTCTGCCCATTTGCTCACCGTTAGATTCGGTGGCGATCTCCACATCTTCTGAACTATCGAACTCGTCGGGTTCGCTTTCAACGGGACGAATAGGATTGATGGTTCTGATTTCAACATTTGCCAATTCATTCAATGCTTCATAAATTTCGGTCTTTATAATTTCGCGAGCCTCGTTAATTGTCTCGGCAGCACAAACAAGAGGAGCAATTTTGTTTGGTATGGATAACAATCTTGCTCTAGCATTAGCAACCATAGCCGTCCAAGCATCTTTTGCATCATCAGCAGGAATCAATTTGCTATCGAGTTGAGCGTTTTCTTTCTCAGCCATCTCTGCTCTGGCTTTAGTCAATCGTGTTCTATAGGTAGAATAATCATCCCCATGAACGTCACCTTGAATTTTTCTATCTCGTAAAAAATGAATGTATGCTCGAACAACAGGAACAAGTTCATATCTTCCACGTTCTGCTCTAGGTATAATACCTTGATTGACTAATTGATTTACTCTTTGAGGAGTAAGATCAAGAAGTTTTGAAATTGTATCTAATGGATATGTT